ATTGGAAAACGAAGAGGAACTGGTGGACATCAGAACCCCAATAGTGCCGGTCCCAACTCCAACACCCGCCTCAAACCCAGGCTGCGCTTCCACATACACCCACAGACCAAATATCCCGGATGTAGCAACCGCCGTCAGGCTCGTGTTCTGTATTTCCTCGCTGCTATCGGATGATGGCACCATCTTGAGCATTGACGCAATGCCAGTGCGCGGAGCAATTCCAGTGATTGCACCATTGGAGTCGTACCCGGAATAGTCCTGCGTCAGGGTCGGGGTTCCGGTTGCAACAGACCAAGATGCGGCAGATGTGAAGTCCGTTACCAGTATTCCGGGATTGCCGCGCCCCGACATTTGACGCGATGGCTGCGACAAAACCGACGCCATGTATGACATTTCGCGCCCGATCTGCATCAATTCCCCATCCGGCCCCACCAACCCCGTGACATTGCCGGAGTCATCCGTCGCCCACACCGGCCCCACCACCTCATTCGCCCTTCCTACGACGCCCACGGCGACGCCGTCGCTGTCGTATTCGATCTTGGCGTCCTCGAAGCGGCCCTGGGTGTAGGCGGCATCCACCCAGGTGGCGGCGCCTATGTGTACCAGGTAGCTTTCGGTCTGGGCGTCCAGGGTGTGCTGGCTGCCGGCGGCGGCCAGGACGCCGGAGACGTAGGTGTCTTTGGTGAGCTGGATGGTCATGGCGGCGGTCTCCGGTCGCTTTCCGGGGCGGACCGTTGCCGGTCCGCCCGAGAAAACGGCCGCTTAGACGTACTTCTTGACGCCGACCGCGGACACGGCCACCAGGGCGCCGCCGGTGACGATGGTGCCGATGTAGCCGATGTACTTCTGGCACTTGCCGCACTCGATGGCGAGACTCTGGACGTTGGGGTCGTTGGCCGTGGTGACGGCGGTGAAGGTGCCCACCGTGGTGGGGTTGGAGAGGTCGCTGGCGGCGGAGGTGATGATCGTGCCGGTGATGCTGCCGGCATCGACCACGCCGACGTTCTGGGTGACGATGAGGAAACCTTCGTACTCGGTGATGTCGAGGCCGGTGGCGGTGGTGGCGTTGGCGGTTGCGGCGGCATCCACGGCGGCCAGGAGCTGGACGGACGTGGCGGCCTGGGCGATGTTGCTGGGGATCATGATTGGGTCCTTTCGGGAGTGCCCGGCACCAGCGCGGGGACGCTGGCGACGGTCATGGGGCTGGGCTTGGGCTTGGGGGCGGGCTTGGGCTTGGCCTGGGGCGCCGGCGCAGCGACGGGCGGCGCGGCCACCGCCGCCGGGGCGGGGGTGGCCTTGCCGGCGGCGATGAGCATGCGCGCCAGGGCGTCCGGGGCTTCGTATTCGCTGCCCACGGCCTGGACGTTGCCGCCCGGGCCGTAGTGGGAGCGGATGGCCATCAGCCGCATGCTTAGGCCACCGTGGCGTCGTAGCTGAACGCGGCGGGATAGCGCATGCCGGCATCCAGGCTGTACCACGCGCGCACGCTGGACAAGCCGCGCGTTTCGTCGCTGAACGGGTTAACCACCAGTTCGAGTTGCCCCCATTCCGCCACGATGACAGACGGCCACAACCCGAACAGCATGGTGTTGGCGCCCATCTGGTTGGTGGCGCGGCAGGGGAAGCCGGCCATCGTGCCGGCAAGCAGCGAGCCGTCCCAGATGGGGGTGTCGGTGTTTGCGAAGCGGCTGCGCCCCATGAGCAGGGCGGCGGAGGCCGGGTCGGCGACGTAGGCGCAGCCGGCGCGCAGGGCGTTGGCTGCCATCACGTCCACCTGGGCGTCCAGCACGTCGCTGAAGGTGTTGGTGCCGTCGGTGTCGAAGGTGCCGACGCCGCTGGTGCCAACGATGCCCTGGGGCTGGCCGGAGGCGCCGGAGCCGCGCAGGGTGGCCACGTCCACAGCCAGGGCGAGGACTTGCGCCAGGTCGTTCATGACCATGGCTTCCACGTCTGGCGAGGACTGGGTCATCAGTTTGTGGCTGATCTGGGTCAACGCGGCGACTTCCTTGGGCGACAGCGAGAGCTGGCCGATGGTCGGCTGGCTTTCCGTAATCTGCGTGGTTTCATCGGCCAGCCAGTAGGCGGTGCCGCCGGCGGTCATGCGCGGAATGGTGATGTTGCCCACCAGGCCGGTGAGGCGGGTGGCGCCCAGGCCGAGGACCACGGAGTCATTGCGCAGCAGGTCGATGAAGTTGCCAGGCTGATTGTCGGTGGACACCAGGTACTGGGAGCCGGAGACGCCGGCGACGGTCATGTCGCGGCGGGCATATTGGCGGCTGACCTGGATGTCCATGGGCACGAAGAACGAGCCGTTTGCGCGCGGCTGGATGTTGTTGTGCATGGACACAGCCTGGGAGGCTTCGAGCTCGAAACCGGCCTTGGACCAGTCGCGCGAGGCGGACGCGCGGATGGCGCGTTGCACGCTGTACTTCTGGATTTCCTTGGCGGACAGGCCGATGGCCATGGGCATGGACTTGCTGCGCTCCATGTGGATTTCCAGGATCTCGTCGGCGATCTGGTTGAGGCCGGCACCTTCGGTGATCCATTGGCTCACCGTGCGCTCCTCGACATTGTTGGCCTTGCCGAGATTGATGATGGCCTGCTTGCGGCGCTTTTCGACTTCCACTGGGCTCATGCGCTGCTCGGGGGTGCCGTTTTCGCGGACTTCCAGGGTGGCGGTATCGCCCGCCGGGGCGTTCAGGGTTTCAGCCATTTTGGCCTCCAAAGGTTTGGCGGGTTGCGCCGGTACGGAATCCGCGCGGGTGATCCGCACGGGCTTGGGTGAATCGTTGCTGCGGCCGATGCCCACGCTGGGATCGGCGGGGATGGTGACGATGGAGACTTCCAGGGGCTCCCAGTCGGTGGCCGTGAAGCGGTTTTTCTTGGTTTCTTCTTCCATGGCGTGGATCTCGTAGCCGATGGAGACGTTGCGCAGGCCGCCCTCCAGCATGGCCCTGACCTCGCGGGCGCGCTCGGTGTCGAAGAAGTGGGCATCCACCATGAGGCGACCGTCCTCCAGGCGGCCGGCGTCGATCATGCCGATGGGGTCGTCCCAGTTGTGGTTGAACAGCAGGGGCGCGGCGCCGCCGTCGATGCGGCCCATGCGCACGGCGCCCTTGTCGTGGGCCAGGACTTCGGTGCCCCACCAGCGTTCCACCTCGATGCCGCTGGAGGCGGCGAAGGTGATGCCGTTCTCGGTTTCGGCGCGCGCGTCGATGCGGGTGCCGAACAGGTCTCGCGCCAGGCGCGGCAGTTTCAGGGGTTCGTGCTTGCGCTCGCTCATTCTTGGTCCCTCTTGAAGGTGTAGACGCGGGCGGGCTGGCCGCCGGCGTCCGGGTCGTCTTCCTCGTCCTCGTTGTCGGGTTCCGGCGCGGGGGCGGGCGCCGTGGCGGGCGCGGGTTCGGCGGGGTGGGTGGTGTCGGTTTCCAGGTCGGCGTCGTCGAGCATGTCCAGCTCGCGCCGGCGTTCGCGGATGACGTCTTCCAGGTCGGCGCCGCCGCCGGTCATGGCGATGACCTGGGTTTTGGTGATGTAGCCGGCCAGTTCGGCTTCCTTGTAGGCGGCCACTTCCTTGGTGGGGTCCACCCAGGACCAGCCGCGCGCCTTGAACTTGCAGGCTTCGTAGCGGGCGCGGTCGTTGGCGTAGGCCATCATGTCGATGGGCACGGCGCGGGACAACACGGCGGCTTGCAGCCATTGGGCGTGCAGGGGTTCGCGGAAGGCGCGAATCCACCAGGCTTGCAGGGTGCGCCACAGGTCCCGGTCATCCAGCAGGGCCAGGCGGCTGCTGCTGTAGTTGCTCTGGCTGTAGTCGCGCGACAGGCTCTCGTAGCTGACGCCGACGCCGGCGGCGATGCCGCGCAGGATGCTGCGGGTGAAGGGGTCGAACACCTCGTTGGGGTAGTTCGGGTCCCAACTGGAAAACTTGTAGCCGGGCGGCAGGCTGGTGAACTCGCCGGCTTCGACGGTGGCGCTGGGGGTGCCGTTTTCGTCGCCGTCGGCCAGGGCGGAGAGGTCGCCTTCCGGGTTCTCGAAGAATCCGACCTTGGAGGCGCCGATGCGGGCGGCCACCACGGCGGCTTCCTCGAACTCGCCCAACTGGTTGAGGCGGGTGATGGCGGCATGCAGCCAGGGCACGCCGCGGGTCTGGGGCCAGCGTTCGGTGATCTTGAGGTGGATGATGTCGGCGGCCGGCACGCGCAGGATCTCGTCCAGCTGGCGGCCGGGGGTGAGGCGCATCTCGCTGGGGTGCAGGCGGTGGATGTAGTAGGCCACCGGGCGGCCGTAATCGTCGTGCTCCACGCCCAGGGTGACGCGGGCGCCGGCCGGGGGCTTGATCTCGAAATCGTCCGCCAGGCGCTCGGCTTCGATGAGTTCCAGGGCCAGGGGGATGCGGCCGCTGCCGAAGGGGGCGCGATGCAGGCGGATGAGCACTTCGCCGGCCTCGAACACCTCGCCCATGGCGGCGCGTTCCATGTCGCCGAAATGCAGGCTGCCGCCGGTGTGGCAGGTATCGGCCAGGGTCCATTGCCGCCAGGCGTGCTCAATGGGGTCGTTGACCTCGTCCATCAAACGCTTGCGGTTGTTCATGACCTGGGCCTGGATGCCCATGCCCTGGCCGATGACGTTGTTGACCACCACGGTGCGGGCGCGCTTGGCATAGACCACGTCGCGGCACAGGGCGCGGGAGCGGGCGCGCAGTGTGGCCAGGCTGGAATAGAGTTCGGTGTTGGCGCTGCCGGTGGGGGCGCTGAACATCAGGCGGCCGGACTTGGCGCCGGCGTACATGCGCTGGCCGGAGGCTGCCTTGGCGGGCGCGGCGGGACGGGTAAAGAAGCGGGACAGCCAGGCGGGCAGCTTCATGAAAACCTCACCAGCAGCCGGTTCTTGCCGCCCAGGCCCTGGCGGATGGCCTCGGCATGTTCCTCGCGCGCCACTTCGGCCTTGAACTGGCTGCGCAGGGTGATGAGCCCGGCCTTGTCGCGCTGGATGCCCCGGTCGGCGAGGGTGGCGTTGACCAGGTCGAGCTGGTCGGCGGTGGCGCGGGACAGCAGGGCGGACTCGATATAGTCCAGCATCTTGCGCGCCCAACTGCGCCCGTCCAGCACGGCGGCGGTGGCGTAGTTGGACAGGATCTCGATGCGGCCCCGGTCCACCTCGTAACGCTCGGTGTTGCCGGTGTCGGTGACCACGGCCACCCAGTCGTACCAGCCCGGGGTCTTGCCGGTGCTGGCCTTGGCCACGCTGACGGCGTAGGCGTCGCCGTCGGCGACGGCCGTCACGTCGAAATAGGCGGTGGCGTTGCGGAAGTAATAGACCAGGGTCCAGCCGCTGGCCGGGTAGTCGCTCAGGTCTTCGCGGCGCCAGGCCCAGGTATCGCCGGCGCGCAGGGATGTGGGTTCGGTGGTGGGGATATCCGCGGACATGGCCCAAGGCTAGGCCCGGGCCATGTCCTTATGCGGCCGGATTGGTCACTTTTTGGTGACGCGATGCACCCAGGACACCGTCACGCCGAAACGCTCCGCCGCCACCCCGGTGGGCAGCCGCTTGGCCGCCTGGCGGATGGCCTCGGCCCGGCCCGGGTCCTTGCGCGAGTCGGCGGGCGGGATGTACACCCGCTCGGCCGGGAAGGCGCGGCGGATCTCGGCCTCCAGGTCGCGGGCGCACTGCTCGCCGAAGGACACGCCGCGGGCTTCCGCGTGGCGGCAGACGATGGCCATGAGGTCGCGCAGGGTGGGCATGTCAGCGGCGGGGGGGGTGGTTGATGCCGCGCGGCAGCATGGGGCGGCGCGGGGGTGGGGTGGGGGCGCCCTGCCCGCCTGCCGGCGCCATCACCGGCGCGGCGGGGGTCTTGCCGCTCAGGCGCAGGGCGGCGAGGGCGTAGAGCAGGCAGTCGAGGGCCTCGTTGCGGGGCCGGGTCTGCACCCATTCCTGGAACGGGCGGGTGCCCCGGATCTTGGTGACCAGCTTTTCGGCGGCGAGCTGGGCGAAGTATTCGTCGTCGAAGGCGGGGTCGCGCGGGAAGTGCAGGTAGGCGGGGCCGGGCACCGGCAGCTTGAGGCGGGCATAGAGCAGGGCCTTGCCCTGGTCCACGCCCAAGGGTTCGACGTGGGCGGCTTTCTTGCGGCGGTTGCGCAGACGCTGGCGGCGCTTCTTCTCGTCTTCGATCAAGGGGCGGCCCATGCCGGCGATGCCTTTCACCGCCACGCACCATCGGCGCTTTTCGGTGAAGGCATAGACCATGCTGGTGTTGTAGCCGGAGTCGATGGCGGCGAAGGCGATTCCGGCGTCGGTGAGGGCGTCGTGCAGGCTTTCCCAGACTTCCGGGCGTGCGGTGTCGCCGGGCAGGATGAGGTGGTCGATGAGCCAGCCCTCCTCGCCCATGCCCCAGGCGACGATGGAGGCTTCCAGGCGATCCTTCTGCACGTCCACCCCGGCGGTGCGCAGGCTGGCGGGCAGGGTCTCGGGGTAGTCTTCCAGGCGGGCGATAATGGCCAGGTCTTCGATGCTGTCGCCTTGCTCCTCCCAGGATTCTCCTAGGGTGGTGTTGATGAAGCGCTTGAGGTTGGCGGTGTCGCCGTGGGCTTCCTCCCACTTTTGCCAGAGTTCCGCCCAGGTGAAGCCCAGACCAATGGGCGAGTACAGGCCTGACAGGTGGTAGCCGCGCACCGCGCGCTCGGGGTGACGCGGTATCCAGCGGCCGGCGGCCAGCATGGCGGGCTTGTGGTGCTCGTCGATGCGCTCGCCGCAGTGGATGCAGGCGTAGTACACGGCGCCGGTGGCGGCATTGTGGATCAGCCCGTAGCGGCCGTCTTCATGGCGCCAGCGCAGCACCTGGAACTCGCCGCAGTGCGGGCAGGGCACGTGGTACTGGCGCATGTCGGATTTCTCATATTCGCCCTCGATGCGCGAGGCGCCCTTCACCGTGGGCGTGGAGACCAGCAGCACCTTGCGCCGCGGGAAGGTCTTGGTGCGCTCTTCGATGATGCCGAGCGGGTCGCCTTCCT